TCAATCTGTCAACGCAACACCCCTTCCAATTATCTCTTTTGGTGTTTTGCCCTGCCGCTCATCACGCAGTTGCCTGACCCATTTTGTCATCGTGGAAAGACCGACATCCATAGTCTTAGCGGCATCAGAGACGGTGTAGTTTTGATCAACAACCAACTGAGCGGATTCGCTTTTGAATTCAGGACTAAAATTTCTTCTTTTCATTGGAGCACCTGTGTTGTTCTGAGGTGAGCATATCACCTCTGTTCGGGTGGCCAAATTCAGTAAACCACTACACTTTCGATTTAGAGCATATTGCTGGCGCAAAGAAACAGCAGCCAAAGCATTTCTGCCGTGAGCTGTTTTGCCTGCGGCGAGACGCTGACCAACTGTTCTTTCAGGCATTATATAAAGTTGCCTTCCAGCTTTAACTGACTGTTAACCACATCACACTCAATCTCTGCCAGACACTGGCAGTTCCAGAGATTTTTGTTGCTGAAAAGCGAACCGCCATTCATCAGGCAACGTTGTTGCCATTTACTAACGACTTTTAAGATCTGCTCTGCTTGCTCTTCACCGGTATAGCGGCTCATCCCTGTTATCTTCGATGCTTTTCAGCCCCATTATCAGACGGCGGAACTCACCGATGTCAGCGATCCGCAGTTAGTCTTCGAGTTATTCGACAAACTGCGCGCCAGCGGCATTTTCCTGTGGAGTGAGGTTGAGCATTTCTGCGAAGCATTCTTCACCAAAACAAATCCAGCGCGGCGATCGGCAATGATGATGCCGTTATGGACAGCAACGATGCGCAACAGGAGATGATGATGCAGTACCTGTCGAATCCGGAGCTTGCCAGAGGTTTTGCCCGCGTAGTGTTTGATATGTTGAAAGGGGCTTAGGCATGTGGGGCTGAAGCAACTCACATCAGTTGCTTCAGCCCATTCGTTGTGGGGGATTCATAGACATCGTTTCAATTTTCACCGCGCCGGAATGACCGTGCCGTCCGGCAGCATCATTACTCATTTTCACTCCGTGAATTCTGTTTTCCCCGTTACCTTGCCGAGTACCGCAATGTCCGAGGTATGGCATTCAAAAGAGGCAGGGCCGTTTTCAACGCGCAATCTCCCCCCCGGCAGGCGGTAAACGTGGCGGATGCTCTTAAAGCCATCGATCTCAATCAGCCAGCGCCCGTCATTAATCTCGCCGTTCTGCTCATCCACCAGATAGATCGATTGTTCGAACTTTACCAGCAGCGGTGCAGCCGTATCTGCCGGGATTAAACGGGGATCGTAATTGACCCAGTCTGGCGATGAATAATCCCCATTTGTGATTTCCATGTATTTCAAGGTCAATGCGGGAGTGCTGTCGGCAGCAGTGAATGCCTCTCCTTCGCCGGTGGTGAGCCACAGCAGCGATGCGCCGGTATCCAGATGGCAGGCGATAAGCCAGTCATGGGGGAAATTGTCGCGCATCCAGCGGTTAGCCATCGTGCTTTGCGATACGCCGAGATGGTCGCACAGCGCCTGTCGGGTGTTCATTCCGTAGGCTTTCAATATGCGGGTAATCGCTTCTTTTCCACCGTGTTGAGATGGAAAATTGAACTTTGTTGCCTTTTTTGGGTTTTCATCAGGGCTTGACATATTATTATTGTAATCCTAGTATCTCAATTGTGATGTCGCTGCGGGCGACGCTGGTCTCGAATAGTGAATTTAACAACACATCTGGGGAATCATGCATCATGAGACGACAACTTTCAATGCATCCAGGCATCAACCTTGTGGTGTCTGATCCTGACATTACTCTGGACGCATTCTGCCGTTGCGCCGGCTACAAAATAGCCTGTGCGCGTCAGACGATCCGCGAAGGCCGTCTGCCCATCGGGAAAAAGGCCGGAGTGAACGGCCTGGTTGAGGTGAACATGGTCGCGCTGCCCATTGAAGCATCCCCGGCCGGTGAAATCCCCATGCAGGAGTAAACATCTCATTTTGGATATTTTTCGATTTATCTGTGGCGATAGAGCTGTCCGGATCGGGAAAAGGGGGAACGATGGCGATTAAAGGCGTGGCGGCGACGGTGCAGTTAAGTCCCGGCGAACGGGTTGACGGGCTGAATTATATTGCCGAATTACGGGCGAAAGCGTTTGGTGAAACCAGTGATGCTGAACTGGCACGTTTTATTCACACCATGCGCGATCCGGCCGGAAAACATCATCAACAGAATGAGCGGGCGCTGGCGGCACTTTTTTATATGGCAAAAATTCCCACAGCACGGCACTCGCTCAATATCACTTCGCTGACCTCTGACGAAAAAAGGGCGCTGATCGTCGCGATGAATGCTTTTCGCGCAGTGGTGAGCTTATTTCCCAAACGGCTATCCATGCCGGATTAAACCTTCAACAGAAACACATGGCGTAAACCCGCCGGGCATTTTATTGCCTGAATTCAGGAACCTTAATGATGAAAAACCGTGAAATACCCTATACCGATCATACTGACGACGGCCTGATGCTGATGCTGGCCGAGGTGCGTCTGGACGAGCGCCGGGGCCGCGCCGAAGTGATGGCCGCCCGGTTGGAGAAAATAGCGCGACATATTATTCGTTACGCGCTTAACGGCGCAGAGTCTGCCGACCTGCTGCGTCAGGAGGTTGAGATCCTGCACAACCAGTCGCGGGAGGCTAACTGATGGCCGATGCAATGGATCGGGTACAGCAGCGCGTGGAGGAGGAATTGCAGCGCCATCTGCGCAAAGCGCTGACAAGACCGGCCACCGTCACGCGTGAACAGTGCGTCGTATGCTGCGCGCCGATACCCCCTGCGCGGCAGAATGCCATTCCAGGCGTGCAGTGCTGCGTGACCTGCCAGGAGATCGGCGAGCTGAAAAGTAAGCACTATCAGAGCAAAGCGCTGTGAGCCTGCTGCGGGTTGCCGCGAATACGGCGCGGTTCGCGCAAAATTCAGCGCCCGGTGCGCCATGTTAACCCCCGGTGGCCCCGTCTGGGCTTTTCCATGGAATGCGCCAAAAAAGGCGATCAACCCGTATCTCGACCCGCCGTCGTCGCCGTCGCCGTCGGCGCTCGACAGGCTGATTGCGCAGGGCAAGGAGCAGCAGAGGCTGCGGCGCGAGGCGCTGAACGATGCGGTCTGGCAGCGCTATTTTTACAATGAACCACGCGATCCTCTGCTGCGCGAAAGCGGGCAGGAGAGGCGCATCGTCCGCGTCAGCCTGGCGCATGAGCGGCAGCGCGCCAACCCCAATTGCGTGATTATCGCCAACGTGCAGGCGCAGCCCTCTTTTATCAGCAAGCCGCTGATGCAGCGCATTGAGTATTTCCAGCAGCTGGACAGACCCAAAGCCTGCTCACGCTATCTGCGCGAAACCATCACCCCCTGCCTGCAACGACTGGATCGCGTGCGCGACAGCCAGGCGTCGGCGTCTTTCCGCTTTATGGCCAGTCGTGATGGTCTGGACGGGCTGCTGGTACTGGCGGAAATGGATCAGCACCGGGTTAAGCGCCTGGCGACCCTTGTTAGCGCGCATATGAGCATCTGTCTGGAAGAGGCCAGCAACGCGCTGTTTACCGCCGATGAGGTGAAGCCGGAGGAGATCCGCCGGGTATGGGAGCGCGTGGCGGCTGAAGCGATGCGGCTAGACGTCATTCCGCCCGCCTTTGAAGCGCTGAGGCGTAAAAAGCACCGCCGCAAGCCGGTGCCTTATGAGCTTATTCCCGGTTCGCTGGCGCGCATGCTGTGCGCCGACTGGTGGTATCGCAAGCTGTGGCAGACGCGCTGCGAATGGCGCGAGGAGCAGCTGCGCGCCGTGTGCCTGGTCAGCAAAAAAGCATCGCCCTACGTCAGCTATGAAGCGGTGATACACAAGCGCGAACAGCGCCGGAAATCGCTGGAGTTTTTCCGCGCTCACGAGCTGGTGAGTGAAAACGGCGACACGCTGGATATGGAAGAGGTGGTGAACGCCAGCGCCAGCAACCCGGCGCACCGGCGCAATGAGATGATGGCCTGCGTGAAGGGGCTGGAGCTGATTGCCGAAATGCGCGTCGACTGCGCGGTATTTTATACCGTCACCTGCCCGTCGCGCTTTCACGCCACGCTGAGCAACGGCAGGCCAAACCCGACGTGGAGCAGCGCCACGGTGCGCGAGAGCAGCGATTACCTGGTCAATACTTTCGCCGCCTTCCGCAAGGCGATGCACAGGCGCGGGCTGCGCTGGTACGGGGTGCGCGTGGCCGAGCCGCATCACGACGGCACGGTACACTGGCATTTATTGTGCTTTATGCGCAAAAAGGAGCGCCGCAGCATCAGCGCTCTGCTGCGTAAATTTGCCATCAGGGAAGACCGGGTGGAGCTGGGGAACAACACCGGGCCGCGCTTCAAGGCAGAACTGATTAACCCGCGTAAGGGATCGCCAACCAGCTATATCGCCAAATACATCAGCAAGAACATTGACGGGCGCGGGCTGGCCGGGGAAATCAGCAAAGAAACCGGCAAATCCCTGCGCGATAACGCCGAAAACGTTAACGCCTGGGCATCGCTGCATCGCGTACAACAGTTTCGTTTCTTTGGTATTCCGGGGCGTCAGGCGTACCGCGAGCTGCGCCTGTTAGCCGGCCAGGCGGGCAGGACGCAGGGCGATAAGAAAGCGGGCGCGCCGGTGCTGGACAATGCGCGGCTGGACGCGGTACTGGCGGCGGCGGACGTCGGCTGCTTTGCCACCTACATCATGAAGCAGGGCGGCGTACTGGTTCCGCGCAAAAATCACCTGATCCGCACCGCCTACGCGCTGAACGACGAACCCGGCACCTACGGCGATTGCGGCATCCGCATTTACGGCATCTGGTCGCCGCTGGTGGCGGGGCGTATCTGCACCCACGCGGTGAAGTGGAAAAAGGTACGTAAGGCTGTTGACGTTCAGGAGGCGACAGCCGACCAGGGCGGTTCTGCCGCCCCTTGGACTCGTGGCAATAACTGTCCCCTTGTAGAAAATATAAACAACTTAGCAGCTTATATGCATGTATCGGACGGGCCAATGTCGGTGACGGATTTTTATCATATGAGTAAAAAAGAGCTGCGCGAGCTGCGGGCCAGGCTGAAGCAGGTCAAACCCAAAGCGCGACAGGGGGATCAGCAGGAAACGTGCGATACTTTGCTGCGCATCTGGCGTTACGATGAGTGAATAAGGCATGTAACATGTCACGGAGCGGGTGACATCGGAATGTCTGCTATGGGTAAGCAACCGTCTGTGTTTGAATTTTTGATGATTTTTTTATCTGGGATTGTTATGAAAAGTTTTGATTGTGTATCTCCAGGGGCCGTTGCATTAGTGAAATATGATAATGGCAGATCTTTAGCGTTCAGTTATGGCGTAGAGGATGTGGAAAGCGGGGCGTTTATCACGACGGACAGCATTTTTGACCTGGCCTCCGTGTCGAAACAATTCACTGCGTTCAGTGTGCTTCTTTTAGAAAAAGCAGGTGCTCTCAATCTTTATGATCCCATAGGGAAATATATTCCAGAAATAAATCATTATGCCGCAGATATTAATATCCTGAACCTTATTTATCATACTTCTGGCCTGCCATGTCTGTTTGATATCGCTGAATCTAAGGGGATATCATTTCATGATCGCTACAGTAAAGATGATATCTTAAAAGGACTCAGTGAACAGTCGGGTTTGATTTTCAACCCAGGGACAAAGTTTGAATACAGTAATACAGGCTACTTCCTGCTTTATCAGATAGTTGAAAGGGCGTCTGGTAAGCGATTTGCTGATTTTTTGCAAGAGAACATCTTTCTGCCGTTAGGGATGAGTCGCTCATTTTTAGCCGTAGAGGGGGGCGATAACAGCCGTCGCGTTACCGGATATATAAAGTCGGAACAAGGTCAGTATGAGGTTTCAGAAAGCCGGTGGGACGTTTTTGGTGCAAGCCTTGTTTATTCCTCTGTTAATGACCTTATGAAGTGGGGAAATAATTTTTCAACAGGACAGGTTGGAGGAAGAGCGTTAATCGATAAAATGTTATCTCCTCTGAGCGAAATTAGCGAACATGGCGAGTGTATTAGTGATTTTGAGCCTTATTGCTTTGGCTTGCAGGCGGAAGAAAGTAAGTCGGGAGTCATTTACAATCACCAAGGATCGACTTTTGGCGGTGAAAGTCATTTTTCGCGCTCGCAAAACCGGGGTTTTACTTTAGCCGTACTCAGTAATATTGAAGAGTATGACACGGTGGATTTAGCAGAGAAATTATGCGACGGTTCAGTTTTGTTTGATCACATTGATTAAATCTTTCTTGTTCGATTGACAGTCGATTGAAATAAACAGGTTGCCGGTTTCCTCAAAGCAGGCATAAATTCCGGCGGGCCATCCTCAGCTGTCAATCTGATAAGTGCCATAAAACCGTCAGGAGAGCGATCACAGGCCCTGTACTCGGCGCTTTCAATACCCCTTGACCCGCGCGTCGGACTCGTCCCAGAGACGGTTAAATTCGCCCTGATACGCCGTCGCCAGCATCGGTGCATTCTTAACAAGAAGCACGTTCTCTGCGTTGCGGTTCGCCGCACTGGCGGTGTAGTTAAATGACCCGGTTTGTACCGTGTCGCCGTCAACGACCATAAATTTATTATGCATGATGACGTATTTCCCATTGAGACGTACCGATATACCTTTATTAATCAGGAAGGTAACGGCGGTGTATCTGTCGCTATTGGCCTTTTTATCGGCCACGAGCCGGACAGCCACCCCGCGATTTTTTGCGGCAACGAGCGCCGCCGCAACCGGCTTACTGGTGAAGCTGTAAGCTGCGATATCTACGCTACGCCTGGCACCATCGATGGCGCATAAAACCATCTGTAATGCACTCTGGCCCGTTGAGGGGGAAAAGCCGGCGAAAACGACAGGCGCGGCTGTGGTCAGCGCTGGCACAGCTATGACGAGAGCCAGCACAAAGAACGCTGGTTTACGCATCATTTGTCAGATCCAGGTTTGTAGGTTTATCAAAGTTATCGAATCGAAAAACAGTCCGGCGTTTGATCATCGCGACAGGTTTCCTCGGCAGATAAATTTTAACAGGATACGGGGTTTAGAGATTCGGTTCACGGCGCTAAAGTATCGCGGTCTTTGATCCGGCCGAATTATTCCTCTCGTCCTGTTTGTGTATCGAGTGTATACGGTAACATTTCTTTTTTTATGAGTGGTAACAAAATTACGTAAAGTCAGTTCAGCATGCATCCATTTATCGTCGCGATTCAATCACGTTATTCCAAGACTTTTTTCTTGGGAAAACTACAGGCATCGTATATTTCTCTCCCTATTCCAGTCTGCCAGCTATCAATTTTTTGATATTTTTGGGAAATAAATAACGTGGTGCGATGGGTGTTGCTGAATATTATCAGGCCTTAGGTGTCGTCGGTGACAGGGCATTTTAGGCGGTCGTCCCGGTGGTGTAAACGTTAAAAATAGCTTTCTGGATCATGAGAGTATTGCATCGCCACGAAGGCGGTTGATAAGGGCTGAACCATACCTTTAATCTATGTTCACGCGGCCTTTAAACACTGTCATCGAGTGTATCTGATTTTGCCATTTTTTATCCAAAATAAACTCCTTATCTACAATTCATTTCTTCTTCCTTTCTTGTGGCGAAGAAATTATGGCTTTATTTCTGAAGTTTCTTTTTTTATTAGAAAAAGTAAAAGTACACGCGATAATATTGCGGCTCCTGAATAAGTGAATGTTGGTAAATTCTTATTGAAATCAATAAGAGTTTTTGGTTAGTTTAATCTACAAGGTGCTGAATATATCCGTTAGTCTCGCTAAAATAGCAAATGACGCATTTGACCACATAATAAATGAGTCACAGTACGAGCAGGGAATCAATATCTCTAAATAAAACAGACGTCACGAAAATACTATAATTCCTAAATACTTGATAGTTTGCGCCCGGTTATTGCGTCACAATCATCATTAGCAGCTATCGGAAGGCAGGATGCCTGCCACAGGTGAAGGGGTGTACAGTTTTGCCGTGACCTGTAGCAATGGTATGGACACATGCCGCTGTGAAGGAAGCTCAACGACCTTAAGTGAACACGTAATGATCGATATGTGTCACAGACGATCGATGAGAACACTAAAAAACATTTTACATTTCAAAGCGCCTTCTATACTGTTTATATAAACATATGTGTAAATATACAGTAGTTAAATAAGGAGGAAAAATGCAGGACTATCTTTTGGAGTCTGTCAAGCTCCAACGCATTGATTTCTTTATCAAGCTCGTCGCAGCTAGTGAATGCGATGAAGAAGAAAAAAGGCTCGCTATCCAGTGGGTTTCAGAACTCACTAATGAGCTGATGGAGCGGATACGCAATCATCAGGCTGGGCAGCCTTTTGGTCATTTCAAAACATAGGGCATTGCTACGCTAATCAGATGTGCTCTGCGCACAGCAGAAAAGCGCCCACGCAGCCCTTAATGTCCGTTAGCGACACAGGCGTATTTTATGCCTTAATGACGTCCGCCGCCTGAATGCCGCTGTGCGAGCTACAACTAAGGGAGTACGACAACAGGTCTGGGAGGACTACAGCGGAAGTGAGAAACCCTTACAGGCAATATCGATTCTAAGCCTGTCAGGGCAGGCAGTCATTATACAGGGCGCCAGGTAATAGGATTTTTATCAGTCATCCTGACGCCCTGAACATCGATATTTTGATGAGGGTGTTGCGTGCAGGTCTCTGGGTATCCAGCCGTGGGGCGGGGGGAGTGGCGTATGCTGCGGGCGCGGCCATCGATCCATTTATAGATTATATTTTTCAGCCAGTAACCCTAATGGCGATGTTATTTTACTGTGTCAGCATTAGGAGCATTTTGCCAATCTTTGCTCCTGTCATTTAATTTGAGTGTTGAAAAGATCAAAGACCAAAAAATCGGCAGTTATGTATCATAAACAACGTTTTTACCCCACGATCCCAGCCGCTTCAGTTACTTCAGGCACTTCCATTCTTTAGTCGGTTTCTTCGCTTCATTCACTCGGGTTCACTAAAAGTCAAAGTCCGCTTCCGCGAAAAAAGAATTCGTGATCGGGGGGGATATAAATGACATTGTCGTTATCGACGATCGATATTGCCTGTCGGTGATAATGGCATTAAACCTGACAGTGGATGGAGAACGGCTGGTAACGTACATTTTTCATTTCCTTACTTATAAAAAATACAGCTTATATATTGACTAAGCTACGTTATTTCAGGAAAGGTGATTTTATCAGATTAACTAATCAGTTATCGGTAGGTTGCTGAAGCCAAAGTTACGCAATTGTTTAAAAAAATTTATCATTTTGGTTGCCTTACGTTACGGATCGTTTAAAGTGAATACTGCAAATGTTAAACACAGGATTTTTTGCTGCAATGTTTTCGTATCAACAGCTTTGGTCGTTTAGACGCGCTCAAAATGACGCATGAGGACGAGCCGAAACCTTCGCGCAGAGCGGTTCTGGTGAAAGTCACAATGTGCAGCCTCAACTACCGTGATCTGTCTATGCTGTTTGGTAAAGGCACCCTCTCGCCGCGCTGGTCTCCATTCCACCACATCTGTCGTGGGAAGAAGCCGCAGCCCTACCTTGTGCCACAGTGACCGCATGGAATAGCCTGCTGATACCGCGACCGCTGAAAGCAGGCCAAGCGGTGCTTATTCTGGGTACGGGGTGTCATTGTTTGCATTGCAGCTTGCGAAAATATCAGACATCAACGTTAGTGCCCTGACTTCGAATGATGATAAAGAAAAATGACTCAATGAGATGGATGCTGACCATATCATTAATTACAAATTTCAACGTGATTGGTTTCTCCAGGCCAGAGAAATAACAGAAGGTGAAGGCGTCGATCGTATTGTGGAGGCGGGTGCGCCAGGAACCATGACCAATAGAGAATATATCATTAGGGGGGAGTCTCACGTGCGACGACACATTAGCTCTACCTTTTCTCATGAAGTCAGCAGGCCGAGGTCGTTGATGATATGAATAAAATTTTATCTTGTAAAAGCAATTAAGCGTTATATTACTATAGGGGTCTAAATGAACTTTTCTATTATCGGTACAATCATAAAAATTGGAACCAGTATTTTCCCTTTTTTTAAGCGTGCAATATCAAAGAATAACTTTTTCAATCATCCTTTTGCATTACGATCCGAAGCGATAAAGTGGCTCTTCAGCGAGAAAATAGCCCTGTTCTCGGCAAATAAGTACTGTCAGGAAATGCTGATGAGGCATTACGGGTTAAGTTTTGATATTGAGCTTAACAGAAAAATTATTATCTACTTCCTTCATCATCGTGATAGCGAAAAAGAGTGCAAGTCTTTGTTTACCCTGCGGGGTGTGTATAAATATGGCAATGGCATCCTTTCGATGAAAAAAGGGATGTGGGCGACCATTTTGGTTTTTATCGCAATAACGATCCTTTTCGGTATAACCACCTTTTTTCTCTTGAATACATATTTTAACGTTAATCATGACTCGACTTTTTTGTGGTTTGGCATTCTGCTTTTTGTCTTAACTTTAATCTATTTCGTCATGGTGTTATTTACTTTGACTAATATGCTAAGGGTGAGGAAAATCATCGCTAAGGTAAATGGCTTCACCTTGCAATCACAAACCATTGAGCTTCTTATTTTGAATGAATTTTTGCTTATGGATGCGGGAAAGAAATAGTCAGATACAACGAGTTTTTTGCGCCAGCGCCTTAACAGGGCTGGCGAGTCCCTCTCACCGCGTGGTGTTTTTGATACTCCTTAATAAAGATCCGTAACAGGTCAAACCGCTTACCCGGCTGGTAAAGTCCTAATCAACGCGCCACATCGGTTCCCGTGGTGCGGATTTCACATATCCCATTCCATCATCTGCGGCGCATCTCACAACGCTGCCCTCTTGCTCGCCCACATTTTTAGTCCTCCCTCTTGTATGCCCGAAGGCACAAAGTGCATTCGTTGTTCCCTGGCCCTATCCCCGCAAACATAGGGCATCAGCGTGTTGTTTTCACCGTGAGCGTGCCGTCTGACTGACCCGATCGGCACGTTCCGCACCTTAAAGGGGAACTTATTAATGAAAGTACAAGCACATCAGCATGACACGGTCGATGCCCTTTGCTGGCGTCACTATGGGCGCACCGCTGGCGTGACCGCGCTGGTTTTGCAGGCCAATCCTGGCCTTGCCGGGCATGGCCCGTTTTTACCGCACGGCCTGGAGGTGGAGCTGCCGGAAACCGCCGCTGCCGCAGCCACCACGGCGCAAAGCGTCCGGCTGTGGGATTGAATGATGAGCCTTGACCGAATCAGCGCCTTTATCACCTACGGCGTCGCGCTGCTGCTGGCCTGGCTGGGCGATCTGTCGCTCAAAGATATTTCCACCCTCTGCGGCATGTTAATTGGCGTGCTGATGCTCGCCATCAACTGGTATTACAAACACAAATCCTGGCAGCTGCTGCGCAGCGGGCAGATCGCGCGGGAGGAACATGAATCCTTCAATCGTTAAGCGTTGCTCGGTTGCCGTGGTGGTGGCTATCGCCGCCATGCTGCCGCAGTTTCAACAGCTGAAAATCTCGCCGGACGGGCTGAAGTTGCTGGCTGACTACGAAGGCTGCCGCCTGGAGCCGTATCAGTGCAGTGCTGGCGTCTGGACTGACGGCATCGGCAATACCACTGGCGTCGTGCCGGGCCGCAGCATCACGCCGCGCCAGGCGGCAGAGGGGCTGATCGCCAACGTACTGCATGTTGAAGCGGAACTGACGCGCTGCCTGACGGTGCAGCCGCCGCAGCGGGTCTATGACGCGCTGGTCTCACTGGCTTTCAACGTCGGCACGACAAAACTCTGCCCGTCGAACATCGTCGACCGGCTGAACGAAAGAAACTGGCGCGCGGCGTGCCGACAGCTGCCGCGCTGGACGTATGTCAAAGGCGTGTTCAACCAGGGGCTGGCAAACCGACGCGCCAGGGAGATGGCCTGGTGTTTAAGCGACGCGGAAACAGATGGGAAAGCGCAGGAGATCCCCACGCCAGTCAATCCCCAGGAGGGAGAGTGACGCGCGCGCTGATCGTCCTGCTGGGTCTGGCGCTGGCGACGCTGGGCTGGCAGCTGTGGCGGCTGGATGCGGGCCGCCACACCATTGACGCGCAGAACGTCACGCTGCAAAACCAGGCGCAGGCACTGACGAAAAAGAACGCCCAGCTGATCGGCCTGTCGCTCCTGACCGAAACCAACGGCCGTGAGCAGGCGCGCCTTTATGCGGAGGCGGAAAACACCCACGCGCTGTTGCGTCAGCAGCAGCGCCGGACAGAGGAGTTAAAACGTGAAAATGAGGATTTACGCCGCTGGGCAGACACTATTTTGCCTGCTGACCTTATCCGGCTGCGCGACAGACCGGCACTCACCGGAGGTGCAGCTTACCGTCAATGGCTGTCCGGCAGTGACGCCGTGTCGGCTGGAGAGAGCGACCCCGCGCACCAACGGCGATCTGAATGAGATGCTGAATGAAACCGAGGCGGCCTGGGCGGCCTGTGCCGACAAGGTGGACACCCTAATTAACTGCCAGGAGCGACAACGTGAACAAGCCACAATCATTACGCAACGCGCTGAATAGCGCACTGCCCGAAATCAGTCAACATCCCGACAGGCTGAATATGTCGGTGGAAAACGGTGCGTTGGTGGCCAGTCAGGCCGGGCCGATGTCGTGGGAATACCGCTACCAGCTGAATGTCACCGTCGACAGCTTCAGCGGCGAGCTGGATTGGCTGATGGCGACGGTGCAACTGTGGCTCAACGCCAGCCAGCCGGACGCCCTCAACCATCCGCAGCTGCGCGAAAAGCTGTTTACCTTTGCCATCGATGCGCAGGGTGCGATCCGTCTCTGTCTGCAACTGAGCGAACCGGTGCGGGTAAACGGCAACGTCTCGCCCGCACAGGTTGCCGCGCAGCCGGAACCGCCGCCAGCGGAGGAGAGGTGGACGGTCAGGCAGCCTCCGGCGACCGCACATTTTTCACCACGGGACAGGGGGCTTCGATGAACGCACAACTGACTGAAATCATGCGTCTTATCACCAACCTGATCCGCACCGGCATCGTCAGTGACGTTGACCGGGAGAAATGGCTGTGCCGGGTGCAGGTAGGTGATTTGGAAACAAACTGGATCAGCTGGCTGACGCTGCGTGCGGGCGGCGCGCGCACCTGGTGGTGTCCGTCCCCCGGCGAGCAGGTGGTGTTACTGAGCATGGGCGGCAATCTGGAAACCGCGTTTGCACTTCCGGCGATCTACAGCAACCGCTTCCCGCCGCCGTCCGCCTCAGTCGATGCCAGCGTTACCGACTACCCGGACGGCGGACGCTTTGAATATGAACCCGCCAGCGGCCGCTGGTACGTCAAGGGCATCAAATCGATGGTGATTGAGGCGGCCGACAATATCACCCTGAAAACCGCCGAACTGGTGGTGGAGACAGACAATATGCGCATCAACGGCAAGGTGGCGATCGCCGGCGGCGTGACCCAGCAGGGCGGGGCGCTCAGCTCCAACGGCATCATTCTGGATAAGCACCAGCACGCGGGCGTGAAGTCCGGCGGCGATACCTCTGGAGGCCCGCTATGAGCCTGTATACCGGTATGAATCGCCGCAGCGGACGCGCGATTAACGATACCGAACATCTGCGCCAGTCGGTGCGCGACATTCTGCTGACGCCGCAGGGCAGCCGCATCGCGCGACGCGAATACGGCTCCCTGCTGTCGACGCTGATCGACCAGCCGCAAAACCCCGGTCTGCGCCTCCAGGTGATGGCGGCGGTTTACGTGGCGCTTTGTCGCTGGGAGCCACGGCTGATGCTGGACTCCGTCCATATCAACAGCAATTTTGACGGTTCGATGGTCGTTGAACTGGCCGGACAGCGCAGCAACGGCGCGGCGGTTTCCCTTTCCGTATCAACAGGAGCAGAAAATGGCAGTGATTGATTTATCACAACTCCCGGCACCGCAGATCGTCGATGTGCCGGACTTCGAGGCGCTGCTGGCGGAGCGTAAGGCGACCTTTATTGCGCTTTACCCGCCGGAAGAGCAGCAGGCGATCGCCGACACGTTGGCGCTGGAATCCGAGCCGGTCGTCAAGCTGTTGCAGGAGAGCACTTACCGCGAACTCCTGCTGCGCCAGCGCATCAACGAGGCGGCGAAGGCGGTGATGGTGGCCTACGCGGGCGGCAGCGATCTGGAGCAGCTGGCCGCCAACTACAACGTGACGCGCCTGACGGTGACGCCGGGCGACGACAGCGCCGTGCCGCCGCTGGCGGCGGTGATGGAGAGCGACGAGGCGCTGCGCCAGCGCATCCCCGCCGCGTTTGAGGGGTTGTCAGTGGCCGGGCCAACGGCGGCCTACGAGTTCCACGCCAGAAGTGCCGACGGGCGCGTGGCCGATGCCAGCGCCACCAGTCCGGCGGCGGCAGAGGTGGTGCTGACGGTGCTAAGCCGCGAGGGCGACGGCACGGCGGCGGATGACCTGCTGACGGTGGTGGATAAGGCGCTGAACAGCGAGAACGTACGTCCGGTGGCCGACCGCCTGACGGTGCGCAGTGCGGAGATTATCCCTTACCGCGTAGAGGCAACGATTTTCCTCTATCCCGGCCCGGAGGCCGAGCCGGTGATGGCGGCGGCGAAAGCCAGCCTGCAAAAATATATCGCCAGCCAGACGCGGCTGGGGCGCGATATTCGCCGCAGTGCCATCTACGCCGCGCTGCATGTGGAGGGGGTGCAGCGCGTGGAGCTGGCCGAGCCGTTGCAGGACGTGGTGCTGGACAAAACCCAGGCCGCATCGTGCAGCGAATGGAGCGTGATCGGCGGGGGCACCGATGAATAGCCTGCTGCCGCCCGGCTCCTCGCCGCTGGAGCGCCGCCTGGCTCAGAGCTGTAGCGGCATTTCCGACTTACGCACGCCGCTGCGCGACCTGTGGAACCCGGCAGCCTGCCCGGTGGGCTTTCTGCCGTATCTCGCCTGGGCGTTTTCCGTCGACCGCTGGGATGAAAGCTGGAGCGAAAGCGTCAAGCGCCGCATGGTGCAGGACGCGTTCTACATTCATCAGCATAAGGGCACAACCAGCGCCGTACGCCGCGTGGTGGAGCCGTTCGGCTATCTGATCCGCATTAAAGAGTGGTGGCAGAACGGGGAAGCACCGGGCACGTTTCGCCTGGATATCGGCGTGCAGGAACAGGGTATCACTGAGGAAACGTATCAGGAGCTGGAGCGGCTGATTAGCGATGCCCGGCCCTGTAGCCGCCACCTGGTGGGGATGTCGATCCATCTGCAAACCTCTGGCCCGCTGTTTGTCGGCGCGGCCAACTACAGCGGCGAGGAGCTGACCATCTATCCGTATATCACCGAAACCATTGTTTCCAGCGGCGGCGCTTACGAGGGCGCGGCCATCCACATTATTGATAATATGAGAGTCAATCCATGAGCGTAAAATTTTATACCCTGCTGACCGAGATCGGTGCGGCGAAGCTGGCGAATGCCGCCGTGCTTGGCGTCCCGCTGAAAATCAGCAAAATGGCGGTGGGGGATGGCGGCGGCGTGCTGCCCACCCCCAACGCGCAGCAAACCCAACTGGTGGCGGAAAAGCGCCGCGCCGATCTGAACGCGCTGTATATCGACCCGCAGAACGGCAGCCAGATTATTGCCGAGCTGGTGATCCCGGAAAACGAGGGCGGCTGGTGGATCCGCGAGGTCGGGCTGTTCGACGAAAGTGGGGCGCTGATTGCGGTGGGCAACTGCCCGGAGAGCTACAAGCCGCAGCTGGCGGAGGGCAGCGGGCGCACCCAGACGGTGCGTATGGTGATGATCGTCAGCAGTACGGAAGGTATCACGCTGAAAATCGACCCGGCGGTGGTGCTGGCGACGCGCAAATACGTCGATGACAAGGTGCTGGAGCTGCGCGTGTACGTCGACGACCAGCTGGCGAAGCACCTGGCGGCGGCGGACCCGCATGCGCAGTACCTGAAAACGGTAGAAATAGAGAAATATATTCCGGTCGGCGTGCCGCTGCCGTGGCCCACGGCAACCCCGCCGGTCGGCTGGCTGCAATGTAACGGCTCGGCGTTTACCGCCGTGCAGTATCCGCAGCTGGCACGGGCGTATCCCTCGCTGAAACTGCCCGATCTGCGCGGGGAGTTTATTCGCGGCTGGGATGATGGCAGGGGGGCGGATGCGGTGCGTGGGCTGCTTTCTGCGCAGGGCGACGAACTGCGTTCGCACAACCACCGTTTTGTGAATGAATACGGCACGCCGACAGAGAATATTATTGCCTTTACCGATCAGAACAGCGAAGGCATTGATGTCACCGCTCAAAAAGGATCTCGCTGTCATACCTATATTTTTATGGAAAAGACGGGGGGCGCGGAAACCCGCCCGCGCAATATCGCATTTAACTATATCGTGAGGGCAGCATAATGACCCAGGCCATACTGAATAAAGAGCAGATCGCCACCGTAGCCGGGGAGTTCACCGTATTTCATTATGACGGCACAACGGGTGAATACCTGTCGACATCCAGCGAGTATCTGGCGATGGGCATTGGCCTGCCGGCCTGGTCGTGTGCCGACGCGCCACCGCCCGTCAAAAAGGGCTTTGCCGTCTGCCGCAAGGCCAAAAACGCGGGCTGGGAATATCTGCCCGACCATCGAGGCGAAACGGTATGGGGTACGGCAAGCGCGCAGCCGCAGCCGGTTACCGCACCCGGCGACTACCCGAACGGCACCACGCCGCTTGCTCCGGCCACCCGCTACGACAAATGGGACGGGGAAAAATGGGTCACCGACGCCGCTCTGAAAAAGGCAGCGGATGTGGCCGCAGCGCAATCGAAGAAGGATGCGCTGATCAAGGCGGCGGGAGAGACTATCAGCCCATTGCAGGATGCATCAGAGCTGGGGATGGCGACTGACGAGGAAAAGGCTCGCTACAGCGCCTGGCGTCAATATCGTGTGCTGCTGATGCGGGTGAATACCGCGCTGGCCCCCGATATCGACTGGCCCGCCGCGCCGGAAAAATAAAAAAAAGTCCCCGCGCGGCGGGGACGTTTCAGTCTGACGGTTGCTCTCCATACCGGTTAATCTTTTGTCATTATCCATTCCTTTGTTTATTCCGACGGCGTCCAGCCATAACGCTCTTACCAAAGTATCGAGCGATTTTTATTTGGTGATTATTGTTATCATGTATTTCCCATCGTTTTTTAATTGTGTGGCGTTGGGGGATTAACCGGAAATCTTTATGTTCCTGACTGTTAATTTTTTGTAGGTTGAAAAATACATCTTGGGGTTTATTCGGAAACAGATTTAAAGCGTTTTATTGCCTCTTACTTCTGCGTTAGCTTACCGAAGTCGGTAGTTGCAGATAAGATTGGCTAAAAAAATTTACAATACATAGACTTACGCTTCTAAGTAAAAATAACCTAAAATAAAGACCTCCCCTAAAGTACGAGTTTTATTTCACTCTAAAAACCAGTGATTTATTTGTGACGTGATACTTGGGTATTAGCGGTGGATCACACATTTAACCGCCTAAAAAGCAAACCGCACTTTTTTCCTTGTTCTTAAAGCGCATTAGAGATAGCTTCTTTTATCGCCAACAAGGAATATTAAGGATGGTGATGATGATACCTATTAATAAGGATGGTGATTATGGTACAGGTAATAACAACGGATTGTTTTAACGAATGGTTTGAAAATCAGGATCAACTGCTCCAGGAAGATATTCTGGCGGTTTTTATCATTCTGCATGAAGAGGGGCCAGCTCTCGGACATCCTCTGGCAGAGACGGTTGCGGGTTCCCGGTTCAAAAATATGAAAGAACTCTCGATTGACCATGCAGGATTACCTTTCAGCGTTTTCTTTGCTTTTGACACCAGACAGCGTGCCATCGTTTTATGCCCGTCTGATAATAGCGGAGTTGACGATAAAGGGATTTACCAACAGATGATCACACGGGCTGATGCCGAATTCAGTAAGCACCTGGAATAATAAGGAGTCGTAATGTTAACGTTAGATGAAATGTTAGCTGAGCGTGGCTCTGATAGCCGGACGCGTATAGAGAGTCTGGCTGATGAGTTGCGCCAGGAAGTGGCCTTGAGCAAACTCCGCGAAGAGCTGAATATACCGCCAACCGGGCAGCCAGGCGCGAAGGAAGCAGCGGGCAACACCCCGCATTTACCGTCGTTAAAACGGTATGTTGAGACGCTTGGCGGCGAGCTTAACGGTGATGCGGAGCCGCAGACCAGGAAATAAAGTCACTCCCTATCTCTCTGTGGCTCTCCCTCTCAACAGCCTCCCTTCGCTGGCTATGGCGAAGGGAGGCTGATAAACAGAATGTGCTGCATCCTGCGGATCGATGTGGGTACACTCAACGCTGTGGTGACCAGGCATTACCTATATCCAACGCAGATCCGTGCCGTTCTCCAGCATCTGCGTAGCCATCGCGTGGCGGAACAGGCGGCAGCTGCTTTTTTCAATCCCCACCGCCCATAGATACGGCACCATCGCATAAGTGATACCGTTTGCGCTCAGTCCGTCCATTGCCAGGAACCGCAAGCAACAAGTTTATTCAGGTGATTGAAGAGTCGTAGAAGAGGGATGACAGACAGCGTAACTGGCTGGTTATAAAGTAAAACCCCAACCATAAAGTGTCGGGATTTAAGGTATAACTAGTCAAATAAACCTGTTTTACATAAATCGCCATCCCAGGTATGAATTTTATTATCCGAAGGGGCAAGATCTTTAATTGTGATTGAGTAATCACCGACTATTATATCGTAGTCATGATTTGGTTGAGGGAAGAACTTTTCCGAGAGTTCACGATCAAATGAACCGTATGTGTGGTTTTCTTTATAGTAGTGGGTGACTGTTAATGTTTGATTGGGTTTAATGCTGTATTCCTTTACAAGTATTCCTTTTATATTTTCCGATGGTTTCATTCCTGCTATTTTCTTTGAGCCTGTAGTAGGTATGCCCATAATAGCTAATGCTGAGGTTAGACGTTTTTCAGCAGTTTTCTTATAGCAGCTGCCCTCCTTACTATAAAAACGAATGACTGTATTACCCGTGTCTTGTATTCTGATATGTGATGCATCGGAACCAGCATATTCTTCCGGTATCGATCTAAAACTCAAACTACAACCTGAAATTAATAAGGAAGCTATAACTAACCCCAGCGAATTTATTTTCATATACATAAAATTATCCTTTTTGTATTTTTTGAAATTAATATGAATTCAGCTCTATTCGGCCTTCTGCTCTCAGGATTTCAAGGAATAGCTTACAGGCAACCTCATCACCTTCAGATAAATCATCAAGATAAGTGCGGAATAACAGATACCATAACCATCGTTACTAAACCAAATAAAATCTCTTGGCAAATCAGGAACTATCACTTCTACTTTTCTCGCCCTGCCACTTTTCGCTTTCCGTTAGCGCTCCGGCCTGGTTATTACCCGCCAGCGCGGTCATTGCCCCGGTTATCGCCTGCGCCGCCTTTTGCAGGTCGCTGCCGGTGCCGTATGGCATTGTTATACGCCTGCTGCATCACCGCCGCATCGTCGCCCGGCCTGCCGCTTTTTTCCAGCTGCTCCCTGGCCTGCGCCAGTGCAGCGGGATCCGTCTGCGCCTTCAGTCCGGCAATGTCGCCCTGGGTGAGAATGCTGTCCATCGCCTGACCGCCGATCTCCCCAATCAGCTGCGCCTGCTGTAGCCGCTGCTGCTCCTTCTCCTTATTGAAGATCGGGCTGATGCGGCCGTCGTTGGCGTGGTCGGTATCGCGGTTTAACCCTGCGACATTCTGCTGCTGCTGCCTGCCGGTATCACGGATCGTCAGCGCTCCCTCACTGACGGCGGCCTTCGTCGTCCCCGAGACATGACCGCTGTTGTTGGCCCCCGACAGCATGCTGCCAGCCATGTTGGTCAACAGCTCCCTGCCTACCGGCCCGCCGGTGCTGAGCGCAACGCCGCTGTGTTCGGCCCGGTAATCCGCCTGGTTGTGGATGTCGCTCCAGCCGAGGGTGCCGGTATCGAGGCGGTTTTGGGTTTTATTGCCAATGAGGCCAGGCTGTAGCGTCAGCGTCAGTACGCCTTTGGTCAGATCCTGCTCCTGCGCCATCACTCTGGTGGTGGTATAGCCCTTGACCAGCAGGGTATTTTGCACCTTATTGATGGCAAGCACGATGCCCCGAGCGCCCAGACAGCGGCCTTTGGCATCGGCGGCAGCATCGAGTGCCCACTGAAAGCGCCCGGCCTGCGCCCCGACCAGGATTAGCCGATCGATGGTAAAGCAAGGGCGTTCATCGGTCGGGTAATCGGGCAGCGCAATCTCGCGGGGGTAAAGACGCGCATCGGCCTGCGGGGCATTTTGCTGTTGCAGGGCGCGCGTTCACTCCTGCTGGCGCAGCTGTTCGCGGGCATCAATAGCCGCACCCCCCAGAGCGGGGGCATCCGATGGCATGGCGGCCATTGTCGGCAGCGCACTTCTTAAAAGCGCACCCGCGAGAAAAGGAGCCGCTGTCCTGAATGAAAGCCGATGCATGAAAAAAACCTTCCCCTGAAAATTCCATCAATGACTGGTACGACCAAATGATGCTGGATTATTAGTCACTTAATGTTCAAAAATAAAGCAATTGACATGTCGGGAAGCGCGGGAAATTCGAAATTGCATGGCGGCTCACAATTAATATCAATCTGCCATGCCGTGTTGCATTCAGCAGGGCAGTCCAGGGCAGATAAACAGGCCGACTTGCCTTTTATTCTTCCTTAATATTCATGCCCACCTATCCTGGCCTGTTGTGCTCTTTTCACCCTGGGCGATCTCCGTTATGTCGCTGACAGATCTTTATCTGCCCATGAGACGCCAAAAAGCGTTTGCTATCATGCGCAGGGGGGGAAGGAGAATGGTAAAGGCGAGGGTGTTCCACTGTGACCAGATCCCAGCGCGCGCCGTTCGGGTAGACTGCCCGAACGGCGGATGGCGGACGGGCATTGTCTCAAGGATTTTCAAGGCTATGGGATGACTGATTCTGTATTCCCCGGCGACCGCGATCCCGTATTCGCCGTTGCGCACACGCTCCCCAGCCATGCCGTCGACGGTCTTTAGCTGAAGTTCGAGAAAGGCTTCGTCGTGCGTGATCCCGCATTCCCGGGCGACCGTGTTGCAGCGTTCGCCGTTGCGGACACGCTCCCCGGCCAGACCATTGACGGCTATCATCTGAAGTTGATAAATGGCCATCACATCGCTGATGCCCCATTTTTGGGCGACTGTGTCGCAAGATGTGCCGCTCCTGACCTCCTCTCCCGCCTCACCCTCATCAATGGCCATATATTGAAGTATGTAAAGGGCCCCGGGGTCTGTGATCCCGTGTTTTTCAGCGACTATGTTGCAGGGTTTGCCGTTGCGGACATCCTGCCAGGCCTTACCTTCGACAATAATCATTTGAAGATCGACAATGGCTTCGTCGAGCGTGATCCCGTATTTCTCGGCGACCTCTTCCCAGGGGACGCCGTTGCGAACCTCCTTCCCGGCCACACCGTTGACGGCTATCCGCTGAAGTTGGTTAGTGGCCCGGGGACACATGATTTCGTACTTGCCGGCGACCCTTTGCCAGGGTATGCCGCTGTGGGCTTCCTCTCCGGCCGCGCCTTCAACGACTATTGTCTCCAGTGCGGCAATGAACGGGGCGAGCGTGGGGTGGAATGGGTGGTTCAGGACAATCGCCCCGTGCGGCCGGTTCAAAACCTCCCTGTTCAGTTCGATAACCGCCGTGGGGCGTGCGATTTTTTGTTCCAGGGCGACCGCAATCCAGGATTCACCGTTCAGAATACGCCGTTTGCCCACCCGCATCCGGAGATCCTCATGGGCGAGGTTCTCCGGGTGGCAGGTGGTGGCTTTTCTTAATTGTTGGCCAGCTGTTTGTACAGCACTGTGCCGCAGCAAGTGAGGCAATGCAGAGATACGACCCGCGACATGCTCCAGAGTAGGCAGATCCTGTATTGCTCCAATGTAGGCCGACGCTGCTAACGCAGAAAGGCTTACGGCATTCAAATGCTCCATCACCTTTTTTCGAGGCGCATCACCTTCATCTACAGGTTGCTTATTGCGCAACGGAATGTTTTTACTGGCAGCATAGACTATCAATTGTACAAAGTAGTCAATGTCTGGCAGTGGCTCCACCTCACCCTGATTAACGGTGACGAAGCCAAAACCTTCCTGAATCACATTTTCGAGGGTCATAAACATGTCGTTATTCCTGAAAGGGCAGTGATTGCCCGTATCGATGGGAGGAATACTTTTGCATTCCGGAAAACTCATATTTCATTTTTTAGACAAAATTCCAGTTATGTCTGAAAAAAATAAAATTGAAGTTAATATGGACGCTGAAAGACATACGCCAAAAATAGAGTGAGAAGCTATTTTTGCAGTGGTTAACTTCAGAATGCAGTTACCAATATTATTTTTTTAATTAAAGGGAATGATTGATTAATAAGACACATCCGAATTATTTAAGCAATGGCGTGAATACGATAATGATATGGGTATTAAGAATGAGATGAGTGCCTAATTTCAGGTATTTGGATGATGGTTATCTCAGGCCATCGGTATCACAGATAACGATGTCGCTGAAAAAAGTGCCCGCCCGCCGCAATAGCGCCCTTAACGGGCGTTTTTTATAGCGGCGTATTGTGTCAGCCATCCGACAACGGCCAGCGGGTGCAGTGATCCCCTTCGAGGCCGACTATATCCCCGGTTGATTGTGCAGGTGCGGGGACAACAGACCGGGCCTGCGCACCCCATGCTGCCGTTCGCGGCGGCGCTTACGCCGGTAATAACGCAATGGAGTGTATTTGTGAGCAAAACCTTTTCTATCCCGCCATCCGCTATCCGACAGGGCGGCCCCGCACGGCCGCTGCCGGATAAGGTGCAGGCGATCTGCGCCGGGCAAGACCGCATCACCGGAGGCCGCAATGAATAGCCTGTTACCTACCGGCTCCTCGCCGCTTGAGCGCCGTCTGGCATCAAGCTGTAGCGGCATCTCCGACTTGCAAACGCCGCTGCGCGAACTGTGGAACCCGGCCAGCTGCCCGATCGAATTTCTGCCGTATCTGGCTTGGGCGTTTTCCGTTGACCGCTGGGACAAAAGCTGGAGTGAAGAGGAGAAACGCCAGACGGTCATCCATGCATTTTACATCCATCGGCATAAGGGGACGGTCGCGGCCATGCGGCGCGTTATCGAAAACCTCGGCTATGCCATGATCCTCCGGGAGTGGTGGCAGGAGGACGATGCGGCGGGCACCTTTCGCCTGGAAATTGACGTCGGAGAGACGGGCATTAACGCCGCAATGGTCAGCGAACTTGAGCGGCTTATTGGCGATACACGACCGGTGAGCCGCCATATCGCGCAGCTTGCTATCTCTGCGATCGTTGCGGGCGTGGCGTATCTCAAAGCGGCCAGTTGTACGGGCGATATCGTCACGGTCTATTCACCCGACCAGGCCCGTCGACCGGACGAAAGTGCGTGACGGCACGTAAAACGTTAAGAACGTGTTGATTATTATTGGGAAAAAAACATAAAGGATGATGTTATGCAGAAAAAATACTTTGCCACCCTGACCCACGTCGGAGCAGATCGCCTGGCTGCCGCCATCGCGGCTGGTGATAAAATGGATATCACACATATGGCGGTGGGGGACGGCGGCGGTGTACTGCCAATCCCCGATCCGGCGCAGACGGCGCTGATTGGCGAAGTTTACCGCTCGCTGCTCAATAAGCTGGAGGTGGTTCTGCCCGGCACGGTGCTGGCAGAGATAATCATACCGCCGCAGACGGGCGGCTGGTGGCTGCGCGAGGTTGCACTGTTCGCCAACGATGGCGTGTGTGTGGCCATCGGGAATATGCCGGAAAGCTATAAGCCGGTGGCAGAAGACGGCTCCAGCCGCACGCAAATTGTGCGCATCCAACTCGCTGTCAGCAGCACCAGCAACGTGGAGATGATCGTCGATCCGACACTCGTGATTGCCACGCGGGAAGACGTCAACGCCGCACTGGACGCGGCAAAAACCTACACTGACCAGGAAATCCGTGCGGCCGATAACAGAACCATCATGGCGATAGATGACGCGATAGCCGGCGAATCCCGTCGCGCCTGGGATGAGAATAATCCCATCGGCACGGTGCGTTTCTTCCAGCAACACGTTGACCCCAATGGCACATGGCCCTGGTCAACATGGCGTTACCTTGAGGAAGGGCGTTCCGTGCGCGTGGCGTGCGCGGATGGCTCAGACGTGGGGCAGATGGGTGGCAGCGACAGCGTGATCCTCACCAGAGACAACCTGCCAACCCTGTCGCTGTCGGTCACCGGCGCGATACAGGAAGCCGATCTCGGCAACAAAACGACCTCGTCGGGCGGCAGGCATGCCCATCAAAGCGGTTGGGGAAGCCCGGGAGGAAAGTGGGGGGCCCAGTCCAGCGGATCGGATAATCAGCTTATGCACGACTGTAATGACACTTCAGAAGGGGGCGATCACGCTCACGATCTCTACATCGGTCCACACGGACACAACTTCGTCGACGGCAGAACGGAAAATATGGGGAGCGATGTGGCGTTCAACGTTGTTGAAGCGAATATCAAACTGATGGCCTGGTATCGGGTGACGTAATCCCGCGCACCCTGAACTGCGCAGCCAGATAATCCGGCCCCTGCCTGTTGCAGGGGCTTTTTTTTGCCTGAAGCCGACGTTTTTGTCGGCCGCCAACCTGCGTCACGGCAGGGGAAAACGCGCGGCGAATTGTATCAGCCGCATAACAAAGCCCTTCGCGTGCAACCGGTGCCGGAAAAAAACAACAATAACCAAACCCCAAGTAAACCGGAGAAACTGCCTTATGGCTCAGGACTATCACCACGGCGTGCGCGTTGTTGAAATCAACGAAGGCACCCGCCCCATTACCACGGTCAGCACCGCTATCGTGGGCATGGTCTGCACCGGCGATGATGCCGATGCAACCCTCTTTCCTCTTAACAAACCGGTGTTGTTGACCGACGTGCTTACCGCCAGCGGTAAAGCCGGTGAGTCCGGCACGCTGGCGCGTTCGCTGAAGGCCATCGCCGACCAGGCCAGCCCGGTCACGGTGGTGGTACGCGTTCCTGAAGGGAAAAGCGAAGAGGAAACCACCGCTAATCTCATTGGTGGCGTCACCGATGACGGCAAAAAAACCGGCATCAAAGCGCTGCTTTCTGCCCAGACACAGCTCGGCGTTAAGCCGCGTATCCTCGGCGCGCCGGGGCTGGATAACCAAGCCGTCGCCACCGAACTGCTGAGTGTGGCGCAAAGCCTGCGCGGCTTCGCTTACCTGGCTGCCCACGGCTGCAAAACGGTGACGGAAGCGCTGGCCTACCGCAAAAACTTCAGTCAGCGCGAAGGGATGCTGATTTGGCCTGACTTCGTCAACTTTGACAGCGTGAAGAAGGCCGAAGAAAGCGCTTACGCCACCGCCCGTGCGCTCGGCCTGCGCGCCAAAATTGATCAGCAGACCGGCTGGCATAAATCCCTGTCAAACGTCGGCGTGAACGGCGTCACCGGGCTTTCTGCCGATGTGTTCTGGGATCTGCAAGATCCGGCAACTGATGCCGGGCTGCTCAACCAGAACGACGTCACCACGCTTATCCGCAAAGACGGCTTCCGTTTCTGGGGCTCACGCTGCCTTAGCGACGATCCGCTGTTCGCCTTTGAAAACTACACCCGCACCGCGCAGGTTTTGGCCGACACCATCGCTGAAGCGCACATGTGGGCGGTAGACGGCGTGCTTAACCCGTCGCTGGCGCGTGACATTATCGAAGGCATTCGCGCCAAGCTGCGTAACCTGAAAACCCAGGGCTATATCATCGGCGCGGACTGCTGGCTGGATGAGTCGGTCAACGATAAAGATTCCCTGAAAGCCGGGAAACTGACCATTGATTATGACTTCACGCCAGTGCCGCCGCTGGAAAACCTGATGCTGCGTCAGCGCATCACCGATCGTTACCTGCTGGATTTCTCCAGTCAGGTCAGTGCGTAAGGGGACAACATGGCATTACCACGCAAGTTAAAACATCTGAACCTGTTCAATGACGGTAACAACTGGCAGGGACTGACCGAATCTCTGACGCTGCCGAAATTCACCCGCAAGTTTGAGAAATATCGCGGGGGCGGCATGCCCGGCGCGGTGGACGTGGACATGGGGCTGGATGACGGCGCGCTGGACACGGAATTCACCATCGGCGGCACCGAGCTGCTGCTGTTTAAGCAGATGGGCAAAGCCACGGTAGACGGCATCCAGCTGCGCTTTACCGGCTCCATCCAGCGCGATGATACCGGCGAAGTGCAGGCGGTGGAGCTGGTGGTACGCGGTCGCCACAAAGAGCTGGATTCCGGCGAGTGGAAAAGCGGCGAAAGCAGCACCACCAAAGTCACCAGCACCAACAGCTACGCCAAACTGACCATCGACGGCGAAGTGCTGTACGAAGTCGACCTGGTCAACATGGTGGAAATCGTCGGCGGCGTTGATCTGATGGAAGCGCACCGCAACGCACTCGGCCTGTAAACCTTTTTCTGGCGCGGCTCCCCGCGCCAGCCATCCCGATAATCAGGAAAAAAACAATGAGCGACAAAGCAAACGAAAAAATTGTTCTGCTGGATACCCCTGTTCTGCGCGGTAAAACCACCATCAGCGAAATCGTGCTGCACAAACCGCAGTCCGGCGCGCTGCGCGGCACCCGCTTGCAGGCGATCATGGATATGGACGTAGCCGCCATGATGACCATTATTCCGCGCATCTCCACCCCGGCCCTGACCGCACAGGAGATGGCCGAGTTGGATCCGGCCGACCTCACCGCGCTGTCGATTGAGGTGGTCACTTTTTTATTGAAGAAGTCGGTGCTTGCCGGTTTACCGACAGCCTGACCGTAGACTGCCTGGTGGCCGATATTGCCACCATTTTCCACTGGCCGCCGTCCGTTACCGACGTTATGCCGCTAGCCGAAGTGCTGGAATGGCGGCATAAAGCGATTCAGCGAAGCGGGGCCAGCAATGAGTCATAACAACCTGCGTTTGCAGGACATTCAGAAAGCGGTTGACCAGCTCACCCGCTCATTTCGATCCACGACTGACGGCTCAAAGGCGCTGTCGGTCGCTCTCGGCACCATCCGGGCCAGCCTTGAAAAGGCGAACCAGAACGCGGTGCAGCTGTATAAAACCTTTGCTTCCGGCAACGGCCAGGCGGTGAAGCAGCTTGGGCTACAGAAGCAGGCCAGCCAGGCTATTGACGCGCTGCAAAACAGCGCTCAGCGGCTGCGGCAACTCGCCGATAAAACCCGTCAGACGCCGGTCAGTCAGCATTCACTGCCCGTGAGTCAGAACCTGCTGCCGGTCAGTCAGCATTCACTGCCCGCGCCGGAAGCACAGCAGGCACGCCTCCGGGCGGCGCGCGATACGCATGCCGCCAGGCTGGAAGTCCGCGATCGCATTGCCGCATTTGGCGCGGGCAGCAAGGCCGCCGGGATGTCCCTCGGTACGCCAATTCTTTCGGCGATCAAACAAGACGCCAGCATGGAAAGCGCGATGAAGGGCGTGACCAACGAGGTCAGCGGCCTGCTGGATAAAAGTGGCCAGCCCACTGCCCGCTACGACGATTTGCTGGCGGCAATCAAAAATGCCAGCGAACGGCAGCCGGTGGAAAACGGCGCGGCCGGCTATGCCGCGCTGGTGGCCGAAGCGGCGCGCAACCAGCAGGCAAATCCGCAGGATAACTGGGAAGACCAGAAACGTGCGCTGCTGGCGGCTGCCAGCAAACAGGCGCAGCAGAAAGCCAGCGGCCAGGGCGGGCTGGCCGGGGAATGGATGATGGTGCAAACCAGCATGGACAACCTCTCCGGCAGCCTGGGCGCAACCCTGCACCAGCCGCTGATGGAGATCCTCGAAAACGTCAGGAAAGTCACCGTGGCGATGCGCCAGTGGGTTGAGCAAAACCCGCAGCTGGCGGGCACGCTGATGAAACTGGCGGCGGGGGGAGCGGCACTGGCCGTCGCGCTTGGCACTCTCGCTGGGGCGGCCGCGGCGGTGCTGGGGCCGCTGGCGGCGATGCGCCTCGGCCTGTCGACGATCGGCGTAAAAGGGCTGCCCTCGTTGACCGCAGCGGTCGGCAGCACGGGGAAAGCGCTGGGCTGGCTGGCCAATGCGCCGCTGACGTTGCTGCGCAACGCGCTGGCCGCCACCAGTGGCTACAAAGGCCTGCTTGACAGCCCTAAAAACGCATTGAGCCGCACGGCCGGAGTGATGGGCGATGCCCTGAAAGCCGTCGGCGGCCCGCTGATGGCGATGCTGCGCGCCCGCCGCCCCCCCGCCGATGGCGATGCTGCGCGCCGGGTTTTCCAGCATCAAGGCGTCGATTGTCGAGATGAAAAGCCCGATGGAGATATGGCGTGCGGGGATGTCCGGTATAAAAACGGCGATCGGCATGGCGTCAAATCCGATGGCGATGCTGCGCGCCGAGATGAGCATCACCGGCGAAGTGTTGAGTACGCTGACTTCCGGGCCATTAGCCCTGTTGCGCCTCGCGCTGTACGGTATTTCGGGCGTGCTGGGCTTTCTGTTAAGTCCGGTAGGGCTGCTGGTGGCTGCGCTGGTTGGGGCGGCGCTGCTGATATGGAATTACTGGGAGCCGATCAAAGCCTTCCTCGGCGGCGTGGTGGAAGGATTCAGCGCGGCAGCCGCGCCCATCAGCGAGGCGCTTGCCCCGCTCCAGCCGATATTCGACGCCATCGGCAACGCGGTAAAAGGGGTATGGAACTGGTTTACCGAGCTGCTCACTCCGGTTAAATCCTCCACTGAGGAGTTACAGAGCGCCGCAGAAATGGGGCGCAACTTCGGTACTTTACTGGCGGAGGGGCTGAATATCGTTCTCCACCCGCTCGATTCGATCCGAAGTGGCGTGAGAGGGCTGCTGGAAAGTCTGGGCCTGGTCAAAAAAGAGGCGGCAGAGGTGAAGCTGCCCGCGCAAGTGCTGAAACAGCAGCAGGGGGCGATTAACAATCCGGGCGGCTGGGTAGCGCCCGCCGATTATGGCCCTTTCGGGCAGTTCAGCATGTATGACAGCGGCGGCTATATTCGCGCCGGGCAGACCGGTATCGTCGGGGAAAACGGCCCGGAAATCGTCAACGGCCCGGCGAACATCACCAGCCGCAGGCGCACTGCGGCGCTGGCCTCGGTGGTGGCGGGGATGATGGGCGTTGCCGCCGCCCCGGCAGACGCCGCGCCGCTGCATCCGCTTAGCCTGCCCGCTAAAGCCGCAGCGGGTCAGGGCAGCCAGACGGCGCGGGCTGCGCCGATAGTGAACATTTCCACACATGCGCCGATCGCCATCTACGTGCAGCCGGGGCAGAACCCGCAGGACATCGCGCAGGAAGTGGCGCGCCAGCTTGCGGAACGCGAACGCAGCGCCCGGTCGCAGGCGCTGAGCAATCTACGGGACCAGGAGGGGTATGACATATGATGATGGTACTGGGTTTATACGTATTTAAGCTAAGCACCCTGCCGTATCAGACGCTGCAATACCATCGCAGCTGGCGCTACGGCATAAACAGCCGGGTGAGCCATCGGCCGTCGGCGCAGTTTCTCGGCGCGGATAACGACACCCTGACGCTAAGCGGCGTCCTGCTGCCTGAAGTCACCGGCGGCAGGCTGTCGCTGGTGCCGCTGGAGCTGATGGCGGAGCTGGGCAAAGCCTGGCCGCTGATTGAGGGCAGCGGCACCATTTTCGGCATGTTTATCATTGAGGAACTGGAGCAGACCAAAACCGAATTTTCTGCCAGCGGCCAGGCGCGGCGCATTGAGTTTAAGCTGACGCTGAAGCGGGTGGACGATGTGCTGAACGATCTGTTTGGCGACCTGAGCGACCAGTTAAGCAATATGCAGGATAAAGCCAGCGCCGCCATCGGCAACATCACCGATACGGTGGGAGGGCTGCTGCCGTGAACCTGACCAGCCATTCCATCGCATCCGGCAGCAAAACCCCGGCATTCCGCATCCACATTGCCGATAAAGATGTCACCAGCGAGCTGGATAAGCGGCTGATAAATTTGACCTTAACCGACAACCGTGGCTTTGTCGCTGACGATCTGACACTGACGCTGGACGACGCCGACGGGCAAATTGTCATGCCGCGCCTGGGGGCCGTCCTGCATCTTGAGCTGGGTTGGAAGGGCCAGGCGCTGTGCCCGAAAGGCAGCTTTGTTGTCGATGCCGTCACGCTGCAAGGCTCGCCGGACACCCTGAGCATCACCGCCCGCAGCGCCGATTTCAGCAGCGCGCTGAGTCAAAAGCACGAGCATACGTGGCATGAAACCACGCTGGGCGCGGTGGTGAAGGACATTGCTGGCAAGATCGGGCTAAAACCGGCGCTAAGCGACGAGCTGAAGGACAAGCCGATAGATCATATTGACCAGACAAACGAAAGCGACGGCAGTTTTCTGGTACGGCTGGCCAGTCGCTATGGGGCGATCGCCGCCATCAAAGACGGTCATTTACTGTTTATGCCCCAGGGGGAGGGCAGAACCGCCAGCGGTAAGCTGTTGCCGATCGTCGCCCTGACGCGCCGGGCTGGGGATGGTCACGTCTTTGACATTAAGGGCGGCACCCGCTGGACGGGGGTAAGCGCTCACTGGCTGGACACGCGCGAACCGGAAAAAAAGAAACGCCAGCCGGCGAAGGGAAATCAAACTGCTATCCCCCCCGCCGCGCCGGAGGCTAGCGAAGAGAGCAATCCGTTGCTGGTTGGAGAGAGTGCAAACCCGCTGGTGCTGAACCGCACTTATGCCAACCGGGACGATGCGCTACAGGCGGCGAAAGCGCAATGGGAACGGATACGGCGTGGCGTGTCATCCTTCACGCTGCTGCTGGCCGAAGGGCGCGCCGAGCTGTACACGGAGATGATGATAAAGGTCAGCGGCTTTAAAGCACCCATAGATGATGAAACCTGGATTATCAGCAAACTGACCCATAACGTGACGGCCGATAAGGGGTTTACTACCAGTATGGAACTTGAAAGGCGATTAAAAATACCATAAATGGATTTATTACTTCACAAATTGGTTTTTTGCGATATGATGTACGGTATCAAAGCAACCATTGGCAGAGGTAAAAACATGATGAATTGTCCACTGTGCGGGCGTGCGGCCCACACAAGAAGCAGCTTCCAGGTTTCAACGGAAACCAAAGAGCGTTACAACCAGTGCACCAATATTGAATGTGGGCATACGTTTGTCACCCACGAAAGTTTTGTCAGGTCGGTCAGTCGCCCGGCAAAAATCAGCTCGGCGCCGCCGCATGTGAAAGGGGCGCGGGAAAAACGCCTTTCGCCGCCGGGTAATTAAACCGTTTCCGGCAAAACTGGCAGAGGCGTGGAAAAAGGGATGGCGTTGCGGGCTGCGATTTATTTTTTGCGCAGCCAGTATCGTCGGGTCATATTATCTCACTCTGTGAATACTTTACGACTCCGCGTTGATAAAGCGTTGCGGTCAGATAACAGAGAATAAAAGAGTTACAGTCGTCCATAACATGACAATCCATCAATTATAAAGGAATATAAAATGAAGGCATTCAAATATCAGCTTTTAGTCACCACTTTGGCATTTATCGTTAGCGGTTCTGCCTGCGCGGGATTTAATGAAAAGACTTGGGATTTTAAGAAGGATGAAGTTGTTAGCATTGATTATAGTCAATCCCCGGAAAAATTGGGTTCCGAATATGGATGTACAAAGTTCACGCCCTCAACCGTTTCCTTTATGATAGAATATGAATTACCTTCCGAGGTAGAAGGTAGAATACAGGTTGAAGCTGATGCGAAAGTGACTCATGATAAAAAAGAACAGCGTTATACGGTGTATAATGCCAGCCAGTTACATATCAGTTTCCCGTATGGCGGTAGTTATATTGTCAAAAACATTACCGGTAAAGATGTGAAGGGTCTGGTTTGTGATGCGGGGATTTATTAAATAAGAGATATTAACCAGGGGAAGGAAAAACTTTTATTGATTCCACTTTCTCACAAAATTTCCGAAAATCCAAAGATACAGGTTTGCATTCGGGTGTCTGGCATATCTTCCGTGCAAAATCGAGCACGCCGGAAGGGCAGGTAGAAACGATTGTTAAAAACTTAAAAGAAGTCGGGTTTACCAGTAAAGATTATCTGGCTTTTCAGGTTAATAATAAAAGGGGGAACAATGCAAATGCCACCAGAGAAGAAATGGCTGGTAACCTTTTCAATCTGATACGGCTTGTTATTGATTCTGATCTTCCCGTTTCTTTCAGCAATTTATATATCAAATCCAACATAGATACATGGAAAAATAGCGTTGCATGGGAAATGCATGATGACTTCTTCCGAAAAATAAACATGTAGCCTGAGCATTGGAGAACGCAGCCTGATTATCCCGATACTCTTTACCCGTGGGGCAAAGGTCACTGGAGTCTTTGGGAGTATTGACCGAAGGGACAGGTAGATGGTATCAGGAGCGATGTATTAATCAGTAAAATGAATCCTTACCTGTAACCCTGCATTGCCATCTTTCCTCCGGGCCTTCCTTGAAAAAGCAGCGGGAAGGTTCCTGTTTTACTCATCCCGTATCCTAAGTCTTCCCCAGTTGTTGTGACGTACACATCAATCAAGAGTGATTGCAGACCCACCTTTTTGAGTTCCCAGATTGATTATTTATCAACAGATATTCTTACGCTGTCAGATTGTTAAGTCACTCATTGTGGGCGTTCATTCGTCTTCCAGATCTTTTATCTTTTTGATATCAGATACCGCCAACCACCACGTATCGCTTCCTCCTGGAGTTCATCATGCGCCCCACATCCCTTCAACTGACACAACCTGTGTTAAATCTGCCCTCATCTTCGGATCCGGCTTCAGACATACAGTCTCTGGTGAAAATTTCTGGTGTAAACTGGATTAATAACAATCAACAGCTTTCTTTCATCGGGACTGACTATAAAAACTACCGGCAACTCGAAACTGCTCTCGATAAGGTCAAGTCCACGAACACTGGACGCACTCTTTTGAAATGTATTGCATTAACATCTCAACTCAAATCAAAAAAACTAGCGATATTTCTCAATTCTGAGGAGTTAATGGTAGAACCACACTGCAAAACAGATGCTGAAAACTTTCGAGGAACGGGTTCCGACTTTCACTGCAATTTTGACGCCGTTGAATATTTCTTTGACCAAGGGATGGATCTGGTGGAATTTCAGGCGTGTGTAGTGTTCCATGAATTACTCCACGTTTTCCATAATTTAAATGGAGAGCGACTGAGAGTTGTCATTTCTCAGCCAGAACCACAAACAGACTATCCACTTTTACTTGAGGAAGCCAGAACTGTCGGTTTAGGTTTTTTTTCTGAAGAATACCTTTCAGAAAATAAATTCCGTAAAGAAATTGGCGCACCTCGAAGAACATCCTATCCATATGATTTTTATATTGTAAATGATGATAATACGATAACTATGGGTTACGAACGGAAAAAATTACATCCCTTACTTTAGCTATATCGTTAATATGAGGGTTTATAGATATCCAGGGATGAAAAATTGCTGTACGTCCATTTTTTTTCGGAAACGGCAGGGTTATTTAGCCGGAAATATCATGTAGGAAAAAGAAAACGGGAACTCCCTTAAAAGTGACAGTGGCCGTTTTTTATTAATTTCGGTTTTTTAACATATTCCGTTTTATCAAATTCCTTGAGTCATGGGGAAGGATGTTTACATCATTATGCTGTATTGCCTTCGCGGTGAAATACCCTAAATGTCAGTGCTGCGCTAATTGCCGACATTTTTTCCTCTTTGTGCGGGTCACGGATGCGCAGTGTGGGCGCGAGCGTTGATAACCAAAATCGCCCGGAGAGTGTTTTATCCACTGACGTAAAGTGCGCAGATATGCCCAAAAGGCCAGCGTCGTCCGCGTCCAGGTTGAAGCGATTTCGAACCGTGGATGCCATGAAGTGTAAACCAGTTTATCCAGCGTCCAACGGAAGAACGGGCACAGCCCAGCGCTCTGGCAACGTCACTGACACATTCACCCCGATACAGAATCAGCACGGCCGTCAGTCTACGGGCATGATCTTTATCACGCGTTTTATGGATAACTTTCTGTATCAGTCGTCGCGGGGAATTGGTGCGATATCGGCATAGCTCATTCCGGGCAGAGTTCCCTCTAAGCGATCTACTATTCCGCGCAGCTATTTAGTATATTATTAATACCATTTATTGTATTTAATATATATTAAAGAAACGATAATTACCCATAATATGCTAATAGGTGCTGCGTAGCCAGGGATGAATCGTATAAATAAATACACGCCTGTCACAATGATTGCGGCAGGTATCAAATAGAAAAATGACTGGAGTAACCATAAAATTGTACGTTTCATTTGCGTAAAATCTCATACAAAGCATCTGCGATTTTTTCTTCGTTGTTATCTCCAGAATTTACCTGGTAAATTATTTCAGACATTTTAGATTCAATAAGAAAGTAAAGCATTTCAATATTTTCTTTGCATAAGGCCTGATAATATGAATAGTCTTGGAATTTAAGCCTGTTAGCGGCTGATGCGGCTATTTGTGCTTTTGCATAAAGCGTTGTTCCGTTCACAAACCATGTTGAGAAGGAGTTAACAAGTTTTATATGGTTTTTTTTGAAATCGGTGCTGCCGAGCACTAAATTGGCAATGGTTAATGACAGAGCCAGCTTGCTGGCTTTGGTTGAAGCATGTTCTGCTGCTTTACCTAACAAATTTTGGATATGAGACACAAGGTTATTGCTTTTTTTATCTCCAAGTTTTGTTAAGGTTTTACGGAAATATATTTCAACCATATCCAAAGCAACATCGTTCCTATCATATATCTCACCTAACGCGAGCACTAACCTTTTGTCTTCTCTCCATGTATCGCGGCATGAACTACGATAATATTCATTCGGGACGAGGCATGAACCATAATTGATGAGCCGCTGCCCACCCAGTTTTATCTTTTCAATAGTAGATATATGATCTGCATGGATGTCATTAAGTGAATTTGTTAATGCAATAGCTAATTTCTTATTGGCCTGCATTTTCAATTGCAAATAGGCTTGTGACATACATTAGGTCCTTGTTGTATCATTTACCCAATTTTTGATCATGTTCGCTAACAAGGGCAAGAAATAAGATGGGAAAAACGAAAAAAACGCTGATTTATGTTCCAGTTGTTATTATTTTCTTTCTAATTATACCGGAGGTTGTTCTTCGTGCACTAACATCCGAGCAGCTCGCGAGGTTGAGTGATTTCACAAGCTTAGGGGGAATGTTAAATCCTCTGCTTTCACTACTTATTTTTTTGGGCCTTTTCTCTATTGTTCTGGCTGTTGTCACTGTTTCCGTCGTGAGCAAAATCTATCGATCAAGGGCACGCTCTGAGAACAAGTGAAGCCTGGCATTACCGATAATCAGATTCATCAAAGCTATTCATGCATTGGGTGCATGAATCTGCCTGCTTCAGGGCAAAAGCGATCTGCTCTTCGGTATAACGCGTCTTTTTCATGCCGGATGATCTCATTTGTTCAGGGAAAGAAAGGCCGGAAAAACCACTTTACGCCGGTACTGAACAAAGGGAAGAGATCAGTGTTTATGCCGTCTTTTTTTTCTGGATTACAATGAGTTCCATATATCAGGTTAATCTGTTGAATGCCATGAAGATCGTTTTCAATGTAACCATGCCTATGGATGCGCGGGATACTTTCTTTTGTCATGACACGTATATGCGCTCCAGGTTGCTAAAAAAGGCGATTTATATAAAGGTAAGTGATTCTGATTACAGAGTCGCATTGCCATATAATTTTGAATATCAATTTTTAAGACTGAGATGCTTGGAATCCCCACCATACTACGCAATAATCCCTGTTGAGGATGCCGATAATTTAAAATACAGCCAGATAAGGCGGGGTTTTTATAATTTAATTACCGATCTTGATGCATTGTATTTGAAAAGCAGCGATAAAAGAATGAGGTGACGTCCATTTTCATGGGCCTGCTTTTTTACTCATTCATCAACGGGCTGTTTGCGCTGGCCTTAACTTCCTAATGAGTTCACTCTTTAATCATGAACTCACAAATCCCCGACATCCAGCGCCTGCTGCGCAACTTGATCTGTATCGGCACGGTTGTCGCCGTCAATCTTGACGACGGGCTTTGCCGCGTCGCGACCGGGAACACCACCACCGGCTGGCTGCACTGGCTGACGACCCGCGCGGGTAAAACCCGCACGTGGAATGCCCCATCCGTGGGTGAGCAGGCGATCGTCCCTTGCCTCGGTGGTGCGGTAATTGAGTACGAACCGGAAAACGGTGCGCTGAAGGCAACCGACATCCAGACCGCAACTATCCAGGCGGCAGAAAGTGAAAAGGCGTAGTGCGGCGGGGCCAACAAGCACCATGCAGGCATGGTAAACACCGCTGAGGCTGGACATTACATCGGTGCGGAGTACGCTTCTCTCACCGCGTGGATGAAGTCAGTACAGGTCGCCGATATTGCCGCCGCGCCAGATATTGTATGGCCGGAAAGGCCAGCCTGAAAAACAACCGCCCGTTGTAACGAATGTGGATTGTTATATAAATAAGTGAAAAGTCAGAGTGCTTAATTCTGCCACTCAATCATTTCATCCAGCCGTTTGAGAATGTCGGGGAAAAAGCTTTCATCAAGACCGAAACTGCCTTTAACCTGGACACTGTCAGCATGATTTTCTGGACGAAGAATAAAATCGACGGTCACGCTGTCAATACCCTGTTCATTTGTCAGTATCATATCCAGCTGATGAATATCACTCTGATAGTTAAACGGCTTCAGTTTTTGCTGATTAATCAAAGCCTGATGAAAAGCTGAAAATTCTTTTTTCAGAATTTTCAGCTCTCCAACGGTGAACTCGGTTTTGAACTGCACTTTCAGGCCACTGACAGAAAATTCCACCCATGACTGTATCCAGTCCCAGTGATGGTTCACAGGATCGGCTTCGTTGTCCGGGACACGTTCAAAAGGAGCGATGGCGAAAGTAAACTCTTCATTCCTGATATCAAACATTGAAGCTTTCCTGTTAGCTAATAAAAATATTTAAAATGAGATATTGTCCAGTCAGATTCTCTGACGACCACCTCAAATTTATACTTCTGGTGGACATACTCTCGCCGCAGCTTATCGAAGCGTAATTTATAAATTTCCGTTTCGTACCTGAACATCCCCTGACCTCCGCGAGGGTCAGGCATGCGTCTGCCGTATCGGATAGTTCTTTCCTGAATTTGCAAAGGTACATACCGGCTAGGTTGATACATATGTTTCGCTGCTGTTTCAGTCATTTTAAGGTTGCGCGCATGAAGACCAATCTTAAGCCTGCCGCGCAGAAATGAAATTGTGCCCTGACCTAACTTAGCGGAGATAGCTGCCCGCGTACCTTATTCAAATAATACACGGCCCGTGCGAAGGATACGGAAAACACCAAAGGCAATCAGTGCAATATCAGTAGGATCAATCAGTGGTGATTCAAGCGGAGCCTCTTCAAGACGGACAAAATGCCCTTCAATATCATGAACCTGCCATAAGCCCGGTGCCTGAGCTACCGTATAACCAATACACATGCCGCTGGTTTCATCCGTCACTGGTTTGGCATTTCTTGGTAAATTACGGGGCCGGATCTCAAAAAATACCCCTTCAGGTAATCTTGATTCAAAGGTGTAATAACGACCCGGATCTAGCTTTTCTGCCGTTCCTGAAATCATTCTCGTTCCCTCTCATTCATGATGAATGTTTATAGTGCCACAGGATGGTAAAACGATCATTGCCTGATAGTTGCACGCTCATCCTCAAACAAAACCGTAGCCGAATGCACCGCTCCGCCCCAGCGGGCAATCTGAGCTCACCCACTTAATGGCGTGCATCAGATGTCTGACTATCATCATGGCGTGCGCGTTGTCGAAATTAACGACGGCACGCGTACCATTTTCACCGTCTCTTCGGCCATCGCCAATGGCTGGCTCGTCCGGAGCTGTAAGTTATCTGGCTGAATGCCATGTGGAGTTTATTTTGATCCACCCGTTCAGAGAAGGTAACGGGCGCCTGTCGCGGCTGCTTTGTGATGTATTGTCGGTTCTTGCAGGAAAAGGCTTGCTGGATTACAGCTTATGGGATGAACACAAGACGTTTTACTTCAAGGCAATACAGGCAGGTGTATCAGGGAACTACAGCCCTATGATGCAACTGGTGAGCGACATCTTGCCAGATTAGCGGGCGAGGCCGACGGCTTTCGCCTGTGCCTGATTTTGCTTGAGTTGCTGCTCAATTTTCTGCACAGAAACACCGGTTTCTATCGCGGTTGAGCTAGCAACGGCGCGGTAGATTTGAGTTCTGGTAATCTGAGTATGTGCTGTTTTTTTTGTCAT